TTACACACCTGACAACACGGCTGTTATCTCAATGAGGGCAAACAGGATGAAGTCAGACTGTACGCCAGCAGAGATCATGCAGGTTGCTCTGTGGACTCAACGTAAGCTAGGAAGATTGGAGGCACTCAATGGCACATTATGATTGTACTAAATGTGGTCACCCAATGGGGCTTAACCCAAGCCACTGTGACGTTTGTATCTATAACGCTAATGAAACCTTGCTGCCTGACCCTACCATAACTGAGGAACACACAGGGGGCAGTGCTGGCTACTACCGTGTAGCCGTCAGAAACCCCACCACAATACCCACCTCCTATAAAGCTGAATGCAATGACATTATCGAATCTTTAGAAATGACATTTGCAGAGGGCAATGTGTTCAAGGCCATATGGCGTTCAGCCGCTGCCCGTCAAGGTAAGGAGAAGAAGGGCAACAACTCTGTGTATGACGCAGAGAAGATGGTGTTTTTCTCAGAGCGTATCTTATCAGCAAGCAAGGAGGACTGATTCATGAGTGAAGAAGAGAAGATCGTAAGTAAAGCAAACTCTGAAGCTTATACCAACAACTGGGAAAGGCTGTTTGGTAATCCAATACCCATAGGTCAGAAGAAAGTTAAAGATCGTGTGGATCTCGGACTGTCGCCTAGTACTGTGGTAGAGGATTATGTTGAAGAATCGCTTGAACTGATCCACCCGCTTAACAGGAAATAAAAATCCTGGACCTAAGTGTTGGTAAAGTTTTAAAACCCTTATACCCCTTGTCTTGGGTAGCATTAACTTTACGCACTATCGGAGATTCCCCTCTCTGATAGTGTACTTTTATTCCCATTGTCGGCGCTCATGCCAGAGGTATCAAAATGAGTAACGAAATAGAAGAGCAAACTCTTCCAGAATTTCCCGAATCTTCCCGCGAACTTTTAGTTCTACTTCACAAGCATTACCCTGCCAAGTGTATTGCGTACAACGAATCAGAAATATCAGCACACCGCTATGCGGGGATGCGGGAACTGATCGATGAACTAATGGTATGGCAGGAGGAAGCTGATGAATCGTCAGATACGCCAGTGCATTAAAGAAGACTTTCCGTCTATGCTTTCGTTAGCACACCTAATGCACCAAGAGAGTCCCGTGTATAGGGAACTTCCTTTGGATGAAAACAAGCTACTAGAACTCGCACACTTATCACTAGATCATCCTGACTTAGCATCGCTATTTGTATCCACAACTGATGGGCAAATAACTGGAATGCTAGGCGCGGTAGCTGTAACCGAATACTTTGGCCCTACAATTTCTACCTGTGATCTATTTCTTTATGTTCACCCCGAACAACGAGGATCATCCGCTGCTCTACGACTACTTAAAAAGTACGACAAGTGGGCGGTAGAACTAGGAGCAACCCGCATTAACCTAGGCTTAACTACAGGTTTGTTTATTAAAGAAACAGGCAGGTTATATGAGGCGGCGGGATTTAAACACTCAGGTCATTTCTACACAAGGATAAATCCCCATGGGCATTTTAAAACATAATCGTAATACCGAAGTTAAAACACCCGCAGTTACTGAAGTTAAAAAGGCTGTTAAGAAAACTAAAAAAGAAGGAGAGAAGTAATGTGCAATTTATTTTCTTCCCCTTCGCCACCTCCTGCCCCTGCACCTGTAGTCGCTGCACCTGTCAAAAAGACACCCGCGCAAGTCAAGGCTAAAGAGCAAAAGGAAGTTACTAAAGCTGCTGTAAAAAGCAACGAAGAACAATCTAAGAAGAAAGGTCGTAAGTCTTTCCGCATCCAACTTGGAGGCTACTCTAGTAACCCTAAGAATGGCAGCGGCAGCGGCCTAAGTCTATAGAGGTAGGGTATGACTGATACAACCCAAGGCCGATACGAACAGTTAAAGAGTAGGCGTGAGCCTTTCCTTACTCGCGCACGGGAGTGTTCAGCAATAACCATCCCTGCATTACTACCGCCCCAAGGACACAACTCACACACCGTCTTACCAGCCCCCTATCAAGGGCTTGGTGCTAGGGCCGTAGTTAGTTTAGCTAGTAGATTAATGATTGCTATGTACCCACCGGGCATGAGTTCGTTCCGTCTTCAAATACCGTCTGAAATATTGATGCAGCAAGGCGAGATGGAAACTGATCAGGAAACCGAGCGTGGTTTAGCTCTATCTGAGAAGGCAATCAGTAATGAGATTGAGAGAAAACAGTGGCGTCAACCTACGCACCTAACTCTCCAGTATCTTATAACCACAGGCAACGCGTTAGAACAGGTTCTCCCTGATAACCGTATGCGGGTATTTCGATTAGACCAGTATGTGGTTGTGAGGGACATGACAGGTGATGTGACAGAGATAATCATTGAAGAATATTTCTCCCCCAACAACCTACCCGCATCTGTACGTTCAATGCTTAAAGCTGAAGATGCCCCGACTCAACGTGTGCCTATCTACACCTCTTGTAAATATAACAAGGAAGGTAAGTATGATGTGCATCAAGAAGTCAGTGGCAGTAAGGTTCCTAATAGCGTAGGAACATATGATGTGTGTCCGTTCAACGCGCTACGGTGGACTTCTGTTATTGGAGAAGACTATGGTCGTGGCAAATGCGAAGAGCATTTAGGTGATCTCATGGCTGTGGACGGCTTGTCTAAGTCAATGTTAGATGGGGCTGCATTAGCCTCACGCCACATTATGATGATACGCCCTAACGCTGCTGGTGGTCTTAACCTACGCAGACGATTGTCTAAGGCTGATAATGGTGAGTATGTAGTTGGTAACCCAGAAGACTTGGGAATGTTAGCTTATCAAAATGCGCCTGGTTTACAGGTAGCAAAAGCAGAACTAGACGAGAAGAAGCGTGAGATAGCTGCGGCATTCTTGATGAACTCAAGCGTCCAGCGTGAAGGTGAGCGTGTTACAGCGTATGAACTGAAGATGATGGCAGAAGAGTTAGAGGGTTCCCTAGGTGGAGCGTTCTCAATGCTATCTCGTGACATGCAGTCTGCCCGTCTTAACCGCTTAATCACTCAGATGCAAGCGCAGGGTAAGTTACCCCCATGGCCCGAAGGCGTTGTTGAGCCTACTGTTCTAACTGGTCTAGAAAGTTTAGGCCGTGAGCAAGATGTTCAACGCGTAGGTTCGGCACTTCAATTCTTACAGGGCTTACCTCCAGAAATCCTCGACTATGTTCGATGGGAGAAGCTTCTTGGTAAGGCGTTTAATGGTTTATCTCTAGAAGATGCTGTTAACACCGAAGATGAAGTGGCACAGAAGCGTCAGCAACGACAAGTAGAGTCAGGGTTAGGATCAGCAGCGGAAGCTGGTGGTGCAGCTATGGCACAACAAGCAGTAGAACAAGGGATGTAATGTCCCCTACAGGATACTAAATGACAGAACAAGCTACACAACCAGAGAATGGCTCAGATGAATATAACCAGCAAAAAGCTGCCCAATTCAACGCGGGTCATGGAACCCCATCAAGTGAGAATATAGACTCAGCCCCCATCCCTCTCAAACCAGAGAACGGACAGGACAAATTCTATAATGCTGAAACTGGTGAGTATAACTGGCAAGCACATGCTGCCGAGTTAGAGTACCGCATGAAAGGGGGTTCACCCGATGCGGCAACGGAAGGAGAGGAAAGCACAGAGGCCGCACCAGAAGCGGAGACCGATGACGCAGCCCTCAGTATAGTCAGCAACGCTGGCCTTGACGTTGACTCATTAATTCAGCAAATCCAACAAGAAGGTAACCTGAGTGACGAGGCTAAAAATGCTCTCATAGCCACAGGTGTTGATGCAAGTCTAATCGACTCTTATGTTGATAACCTAAAGTTCCGAATGGACGCTGAGTCCAAGGCTGCCCTTGAATATGTGGGCGGTGAGGAAGAGTGGGGAAAGATAAATGCATGGGCTGAAAACAACCTTAGTGTTGAAGATAAAGCAGCGTACAACGATACGTTGAATGGAGAGAATTGGAAAATGGCTGCTGATGCAATTAAATCCCGCATGGGACAAAACGCAGAGCCTAACTTAATGTTAGGCAACGAGTTAGGTAACACCGCTTCGGGTTACCGTAGTCGAGCGGAAATGAAGAAAGACATGTCGAACCCAGAGTACAAGTCTAATCCTACATTCCGTCAATCTGTCATCGATAAGATGTCAGTCTCCACATATGACCTAGACCAATCCTAGGATCATACCGCCCCCTTCGGGGGGCAACCATTCTAGGGTAGCGCCAAGCCAGCGATACCTCCGATAAGGTCGCACATCCCCAACCCTGACATGACTAGGCTAGTTACTGTGGGTTATTCCGTGCGCTCTTTAGAAGTACCCTTGCACTGACCTGTTACGACAGACAATCTTTGTAACGCTACAACTTAAAGAATATAGACATTTTTACATTTATTTATTACAGGGCATTATCATGGCTATTTCTAGCATTACATCAAACCCCTCCAGATTTGGTAAGGGACAAACAACAGGGCCAGTTGACAATCGTGGCTTATTTTTAGACGTTTTCGGTGGTGAAGTATTAACCGCATTCGATCTTGCAACAGTAACTCTTGACAAACACAACGTAAAAACCGTTGGTGGTGGTCAGCGTTCATTCCGTTTCCCAAAGACTTGGAAAGCATCAGCCGAGTACCATGTACCCGGAACAGAAATGATGGGTAACGACATTGAGACAGGTGAGATCTCTATCACCATCGATGACATCTTAGTATCTCACACTGCTGTATCGGACATTGACACTATGTTGTCACACTTCGATGTACGCTCTGAGTACTCTGCCCAGATGGGCCGTGCATTAGCGCGTGTATTCGACAAGAACGTATTCCGTCAGATTATTAAGGCTGCTCGTACTGCGGCTGATGGCCCATTCCCTGGCGGTGACACTATCACTGGTTTGGGTAATTCATCTACTGGAGCCAACTGGATCGATGCAATTCGTCTAGCCAACTTAAAGTTCTTTAACTTGTCAATCCCAGAAGAACAGACCCGTTATATGTCTGTAAGTGCTGAGACATTTAACAAGATCAAGTTTGCTAAAGATGCTAACGGTCAGTTCTTAGTGTTAGACCAAGACCTTCGCCACAGCGGTGCTGGTGGTATTGAAGGTCGTGCAGATACTCTTACTATTGATGGTGTTCAGATTGTTAAGTCTTTGAACATGCCTAATACAGACGAAACGTCTGCTGCTGGTGTGTACTCAAAGTACCGCGCAAACTACGCTACTACTGTTGGTTGTATCTGGACAGCGGATGCTGTTGCGACTGTTAAGTTGATGGACATCGGCTTTGAATCAGAGCGTGACACTCGTCGTTTGGAAGACTTCTTAGTTGCTAAGATGTTGACAGGCAGCGGTACATTGCGCCCTGAGTGCGCTATCGAATTAACTTCGTAAGTCATTCCCCAGTTCTTTAATTAGAACTACAAGCCTCACCTTATGGTGGGGCTTTTTTTCATCTATGAGGTTCTTATGTTAACCAAACTCGATGCCGTCAATCAGATCCTTGAGTCCATTGGCGAAGATCCAGTATCATCATTATCTTCTGGTCTGCCCGATGCAGAGTCAGCAGAACGAATTCTAGACAGGGTATCACGCGAAATACAAGCCAAAGGCTGGCTGTGTAATCTAGAGCGTAGTTACCTTTTAAGTTTAACAGCCGATAAAACAATTCCCTTGTCAGCCGCTGTTCTCCGTATTGACACGGTAGACACTGACAAGCAAATAAACGTGTCTGTTAGAAAATACCTAAATCAATTTCATCTATACGATGTAGACAAGCACAAATTTACCTTTGATAAAGCCCTTACTGTAGACATAGTTTGGGAACGTGACATAAGCGATTTAACGCTTGAACTTCAGCTTTACATAACAGCTAAAGCAGCCAGAAGATTCCAAGAATCGGAACTAGGCTCTATAGCTGCTGATCAATTTGCTGTTCGCGCAGAGGAAGAAGCCTATGCAGCATTAATGGACGCAGAAGCAGAGGCTGATGATTCTAATGCTCTGACTGACAGTCCTTATTGTCGTTATGTAGTAGGCCGAAACCATTCACTTTACGGGAGATAATCATGGGTAAACTGGTCGAACAAACCCTCCGTACCATGTACCAAGGCGTAAGTCGTCAACCAAGTACTGTAAGACTGCCCGGTCAGGTAGAAGATGCTGAGAATGTTATGTTCTCTGTTGTCTCAGGTGGGTTCAGCAAAAGACCGGGTACTCAATTTTTCGCTGAAACATTATTAACATATAGCGACCATGCTTTTTATAGCTATGAGCGCGACTCTAATGAAAAGTATTTAGTAGTCATTGGATACAATGGCGTGTCAAACCCAACTAGTAGTTCTGCACAGGCTACAATAAAGGTCTATGGTTCTACAGGTACTGTTCATACAGTGACAGCAGGTTCAACAGCATTAAATTATTTAGCTACACCAAACCCTTCTCAGGACTTATCTTTCGCAACCGTTGGCGACACAACCTTTATAGCTAATCGATTAAAAACTGTAGCTATATATAGTTCTGGGGCTTTTCAGCATGACACTATGCCTCATCAGCTAATTAGAAATGCAGACGGTACGTTCACTTTTCAAATGTACACAAGTTGGACACAGCGTCCCAACACTGGAGCAACAGGAGCAGCGGCAGAAGCTATTATTCCTTCTCCAGATTTCGTGGGCAACCAAATATCTGACTTAACTTTTCATCGTGATCGTCTAGCTATTGCGGCTGATGAAACTGTTTACTTTTCCGCAGCAGGAGACTATGTAAACTTCTGGCCTAAAACTGTCGGTCAGGTAATTGATTCTGACCCATTTGGTAGGACAGCCTCCACTTCTTCTATTAACCGAATACGGGCTATTGTTCCGTTTCGCAAGGCTCTGTTTTGTTCTTCGGATAATGCACAGTTTGAGTTAACTAGTAATGAAGCCCTCACTCCAACAACGGCTCAAATTGATGTTGCGACTAAGTATACATCTGAGCATTTGTGCCGACCTTTAGGATTTAGAGATGAACTTTATTTTGCTAGTAAGAGCGGAAGTAGTGCTGTTTTGTTTGAATATTACTACAGTGACACTTCGGTTGGACACACGGCTAACGATGTTCTTATTCACGCTTCTGGTTACATACCCGCACCTATAACTCATTTAGTTAGTGACACTGTGACGGGAACAATAATGGCCCTTAGTGGGACAGATCGTTCCTCTATATACGTTTACAAAACCTTTTGGAATGGCGAAGAGAAAGCACAATCATCTTGGAGTAAGTGGTCTTTTGGTACAGGAACTATAATCCAAAACTTCACTAACTTAGATGGTCACATATACATAGCCCTCACAAGAGGCGGGTCGCTAATTGTAGAGAAGGTCTCTTTAAATGAAAATGAGAAACCTGCTCAGTTTAAGTACCCAGTAAGGCTTGACGCATTGCAGTACATAGTAGGTACTTATGATTCATCGACACAAGTAACAACTTTTGTCAGTGAGTATCCTTTAGACTTTACAAAGATGACTGCCGTCACGACTACGGAAAACGCACCCGCTGGATCTAAGGGTATTGTTATTAATCCTCTTACTGTTACACCTAGCTTTAATGCTGGTAACGGATTCTTCAAAGGTAAGTTTACGTTAGCTGGGGACAAGTCAGGAGTACCAGTATACTTAGGAATAAACTACCTAATGTCTGTTGAGTTATCTAAGCAATACCTTAGAGAAGGGCAGGATAATGCAACAGTAACTACAGGAAGGCTTCAGCTTAAACGTATCTACTTTGACTATAAAGACTCAGCGTTTTTACAGGCCATAGTAACCCCACATTTGCGTCCTCCTAAAACTTATACGTTCAATGGATCTACTGTTGGCGGTTCTATACAAGCATCGCCTGATCTACTAAATGGTGTGTTTGATGCACCTATAAGATCTGATGGAACAACAGTAAAAATTCAACTAATTAACCCCTCGTACCTACCATGCACAGTTACAAGCGCAAGGTGGATAGGGTTCTTCAACGAAATGACAAGGCAGGAGTAATTATGTGCGTCACAGCAATTGTCGCTTCAGCGGTAGCTGGGGTAGCAGCCGCTTCCCAACAGGCAAAGGTGGCTAAACAATCTACTGAACGTGCCTATGAAGCGGAAGCAGGTAACTTTGCATTAGTGCAGAAGGAAAACACTAGGTTACAACGTGAATCTAATGAGCTTTATGACACTGAGGTATCAGACCGTGTTCGCCTAGCTAACAGAGAGTTAGGCACATTGTCTGTAATGCTAGGTGAAATGGGTGCGTCTACTTCTTCCGCAACGGCACTACGAATTGATCAATCCTATACATCAGGAATGGATGTAAACCGTATAGAGCAGAGCAGGGATAATCAAAATGAAGCCCTGCAAGCCGCTAAAAGAGCAGGTCAGCAAGGTTATTTAAATCAGACAACACTGGCTTATAGCCAAGGCGCTGCCGCAGTGGCTAACGCCAATGCAAACGCTATCGGATCTATAACAAACGCTGGTTCTTCTTATAGTAACTACAAGACCAACAAGCGAGATTATCAACTTAGACTTAAAGGTTATCAAAGAACCTAACAAGGAGGCTGTAGATGCCCGAATTATCAAACGCTGGTTCTGGTTCACGCACTAGCCGATCTGGACGTAGCAGTAATAAGCTACAAACTAGTGCGGGTGCTACAACTAAAGTACAGATACAAAAACAAGAACTGCCTCTCCAAGATAGCCGCGCTATCATGAGCGCAGGGGTTGCTCAATCAAATGCCATAGGTAATATGGGAAAGGCAATGAGTGGCTTTTTTAATGCCATAGTGGACGCTGATTCTAACCTACTGCAAGTAGAACGTGCTGAGAATCTAAGGGTTGCTAGTGAGGCTCAGCGTGAGCGTAGGGCTGTAGAGGCTGAGGAAAAGGCAGAAGCTAAATTCCAAGAGCGTAAAGAATTAAGAACGGCTGAGCAAGAAGCCGCTGCACTTCAAGCTGCTGTAAATATAGGTGTTCTTAACAAATCAGTTACTGAATTAACACTAGGATTTGAGCAAAACATTCTTGCCATTCATGATGTTTCAGATGGTTCTAGCCTAGCCAAGAAAGCCGATGAACATTTTATGGCTAACTTTGGTGAAGGAACAAACGATGAACTATTAGATCAGCAAATTAAAAACGCATACGAAGCTAAAATTCTTCCTTATATATCTGCAGCTTCTGAGGATCGTAAGTCACGCCTACAGTCTCAGTTAGTAACGGATATGTCGTCTGACCTTATTAACCGTGGTACGCCAATAGATGCAAGCACCTTCGCTGGTGACTTTGATCGTCTAAAAGGTATAAACCCAACCATGCGGGACTCTGAAATATCAGCCACTATACTTGGAATGTATAAAGAGTCAGCCCATGCAAATGGAAAGTTTAAGCAATTCGCCAGATTTATATCTGAAGCCAAGGTCATAAAAGTTGGTGATGAATATAAAACTTTTGCTGATCAATACGCTTTTGCGTCTGCAGAAATGTTGCAAAAAGGTTTGGAAGAATTCCAGGCCCAACGAACTATAGAGTCTATTGAGTCTTCTGATTCTTTAATAAATAAAATAAATGGTTTAGGTTATAGCCTTGATAACGATGCCGAGTTAGCTGATTTAGTTCAAGAACAGATACAGTTTACTAATCGTTTTGGTGACGAGAAAAGTACCAATAAAATCATTAATGCTCTTAGTGATAAAACTAAAGCACTTGGCATTCTTAAAGCCGAAGACGAAAGATGGTTTGCTTTATCTATGGGTAATTTGTCGTCTGTAAAGACAACTGATTACAATCAAAAACAGTTAAACAAGTTACTTAGTGTACCTGCTACAAACTTTCTTAATCCTCAACTATCAGATCAAGAGTTTGCACAAGCTTCTACTGCTGTTACAGGTATTATTAATAACCAGAATAAGCAAATGGGGTCTATATCACCAAAGGTTAAAGCCGCAATTAGCGGAATGCTAACTAGTAAAAACCCTGTAATGATGAAAAGAGGTTCCGACCTTCTGAGGAAGATGGATGAAACCGATAGCACAATGTCTGACACAATTTTATCAGATAATGAAAATGCTATAGCTATGTTTGCCGCTATTAAAGAAGATCGAATTAATTTTGATTTAATTGAGAGTGAGTCTGACCTAGCCGAAGCTTTGGTAGACAACGAAGCTAATATAGCAGTGGCGGCAAAAACTGCTCAGCACTATGAAGATGAAACTGGGGCTACGGTTTCAAGTGATACTGATGTATTTAAAGCTATAATGGCTGATGGTTCTTTTATGGGAGTCACAGACGACAATGACTTTAGAGAATCTATTGCTGACTATTTAAATGTGAGCGGATTGGATGAACATAATCTTCACATTTCTCCCATAGGCCCGGTTGCTAAGCGGTTCATGGCTACTCACAGAGCCTTATCACTTGCCCATCAAGTAACAGGAGTGGGATCTTCTGACCCTGATGAAATAGCCAAATCTGTTTGGAAAACGATGATGCCTAACCTAGGCTATGAACGAACAGGTGATGGTCAATATACTTTAGTTATGAAAGGTACGCAGTATCAGGTTCCTGAGTCTAATGAGCCTTTAGGTGTTGGATCTCAAATGCCAGATCAAAACAATATAGTGAACCCTTTAAATCCTACTGAGACGGTTAACCCCTCTGACGCTATGGATAAAGCGGTAAATCTTATATCTAAAATGCCTGTTATAGCTAATAGTTCTGGTGGTGCTGGGTTTAGGCCCCGTAACGATAAATCAGGTACATTTGTTGTTACCAAAAACAATGATGATACAGGCCAGCCAGAGGATATTATCTTAGGTTTAAATGAAGATTATGACTTAGGTTCGGAACCTTCTATTTCTAAACCCGTAGGAGTTGGTCGCGGTGGACTAGGCAAACAACAAGTTGCTAAGAACGTCACAATTAATCTTACTGGGGATATTGTAGTTGATACAAATACTTTAAAAGGTATTCAAAAAGACCTACCTCCCTCTTTTCACTTAATAGCTATGTACCCTAATGGCACTAAACCTGCTGACAAGGCTAGTGGAGAGGCAAAAGCTACAGGGTATAAGATTGGTGTGTATCCACACTTAATTGCTGACGATGTTCCTAATAATATCTACACAGACAAAGAAATAAGTGAAATGTCTCAGGGTGGTCACATTGATCCTCGTCCTGTTCGTAATCCTAATCGTAAATTTAATAATGGCGCAAGCCCTGCCACCTACTTCCAAGGTAGTTCGGTTAACTCACAAAGTGACGCTAAGCAAACCACACTTTTGCAAGAAGGGGTTATTAACAAACTAAAAGTAGACGGCAAGATTAGTCCATTAATAGGGCTAACCAAACCACTACAAGCTGGATTTGTACCAGATTCAATTGATACTAATAAGTTATTTGAAACTGCCGAAAACATATCCTGGTTTATTCAAGATGCATACAAAGGAATAAAAGAACATATGGGTACTACATCAGATCCCGAATACACAGAACAAAGGTTTGAGATGATTGCCGAGGCAGAAGCTTGGAGGTCTAAATCATATTGGGATGGCGTTAAGAAGTCACCTAACGGATTGGGATTCCGAACTGTTGGTTATGGCTACAACATGGATTCAGTAGGTCATAAAGACTTATTCATGAAGACACTGCAAGTTGGTTCTGATTACTTTGATTCTGTTCACGCTGGTGACATTGAAATTACCGAGGCTCAAGGCCGTAAGTTATTTGATGCTGCCGTAGGCGAGGCTGAATCTGTAATTGATAACCGTTTAAAAGGTGTAGATCTTAACCACCAACAACGGCTTGCTTTAGTATCTATGGCATACAACTCGCCTAAGTTAATAGGTGAAAAATTAGTTGGTTACTTAAAGGCTGGCTTAATGGAAGAAGCAGTAAATGAGATCTTATTTAAATCTAACAGAACTCGTATGCTTGGCTTATATAACCGTAGGTATGAAGAAGCACTAACATTTGTTGGCGCTAACCGAGAGCATGGTATGCCCTCTTACCTTGCCTACATGGCTACTGTGTTACCTGCTAAGTTTGCTGCTAAATATGCTGCCTCACAGGAAGCTATAGACAAGTCAAAGGCAAAAGTTTAACAAAGGTGATTTATGGACTTAATTCGTTCATCAACAACGGCAGAAGAGGATACGTTTAATCGTGTCCAAGCTGTCGATATGGAAGTGTCCTCGTTTAGTCCTAAGCCCAATGTTATGGCTATGGGAAACGAAGGTCCCGGAGTTTTAGAAACAGCCGTATCATTTTATCAGCAAGAAACTTTGTTTGGTGGAATGTATATGGCGTCTAAAGAACTAGGTCAAGGTTCAAAAGATCTTGACTTTAATGTCTTTAGACACTACCAAGACAACAAAGAAGACCTAACGGACATAGATGTTTTTATTAGACAGGGAATGTTTGACAGCGTAGATAACCTTGATCACTTTAACGCCAGAGCAAGTCGTTTTCGTTCTGAGATAAGGAACAGGGATAACATGATTAATGGCAACGGCTACGGCCTGATGCTTGGTATGGGCTTGTCCCTACTAGATGTTATGACGCTTATACCTGTTGTTGGCCAAGCTAAGAAAGGTAAAGCCCTAGCTTCGGCAGCTAACTATGCAATGAAAGGTGGTGCTGTAGTTGCGGCACAAGAAGTTGCCTTACACAACATGCAAGAGTTTAGAACTATGGACGAGTCAGTACTTAACGTATTGGCAGGTTCTGTTCTACTAGGTGCGGTAGGTGGATACAAAGGCAGAAAGGTAGTCGATAAGCTAAAGCGTGGGGCAGATGATGCTGTAAGAGCAGAAACTACGCCACCACTTGGCTCTTTAAATGATCCTGATTTCATAGGCCCCTTACCATTACTGGCAGACGATATAGAACTAGGCGGTGGTCGTATAGGTGACGACACAGCGGGCGCTCAGAGAGTTGCAGACAGCACCGAATCCGTTATGGATGGTAATAGAGGTGTTGTAGCAAACGCCCTTAATAAGACTGTAGGCTGGATTGATAAAGTTACTCCTATTGGTCGTTCTTTTAACTGGACTGCTAAGACCGCGCGTAATGTTACTCAACGTCTTATGGACACAGGCGGCAGGATTAACAAGGCTGCGGCTGAAGGTCAGGTTACACTAAATGCTGAGACAGTTAAGAACGCCATAAAGACTGAATACGACACTCTTCTTTTACAGGGTGAGAATACAGTCATTAACTTAAACCAGGCAATGACAGGTAAGGGACGTATAGCACAACAGTTAGCTTCAGATGGGACGCGTATAGTTAACTGGGGACAGAGCGCAACAGGGCAAGCAGAGAACTTTGATATGGGCTTATTAAAGCCTTCTGAGTTCAATGAACTTGTGGTTAGGTCTTTGCATGGTTATATGAGTCCTGATGATCTAGCTAAGTTAGAAACTCGTTGGGGCGCTGATAATACAAAGCTAATTAAAAGTGCTGTTGATGACTACGCAGGGAAGATCAACCATAGCAATGGTCGTCTAGAAGACCTTATGGTAGAGCATGGTTTAATTACAGACAAGATGCGTATGGGTAACGATTACCATATGGCCCAGTTATGGGATAGTAGAATTATATCTGAAGACACTTATAAAGCTAAGGACTTCTTCATTAAGATATTACAGTCTGAACCTGCTGAAGACTTCATAGAAGAGTATGGCATGTCTATTGACGACTACGCTAAGCTAGGTCTTGAAGACGTTACGATTAAGGACTTACAAGGTCAAGAACAGATTATAACCAAAGCTGAAGGTCAGCGTTATAAAGGTGAGATCCTAGAGGATTGGTCAGGTAACCAATACGAGAAAGCCCTTGAAGAAATAGATCAAGCTGCAAAGGCTGCACTAGATGCAGAGAAGGTTGCTAGGAAATCTATGGTAGAAGCTGCTGCTATGATAAGGCAGAGTACTACTCAGATTAAAAACCTATCCGTTAAGGTTGCTAAAGATGTCGTTAGGAAAACCTACGAGCGTATTAATTTAGTTAAGGCTACACGAAGTAAAGCACAAGCTGAATTGGCTGAAGCACAAGCGGAGATTAGAGGTAAGTTAGAGAAGGAGTATGCTCAGCAACTGAAAGCTGTAGAGAATGGCCCGACTCAACGAGCCATTAACGCAGCCGCTACTAAACTTCGTAAGTTAATGAAGGTTAAAGGCCCACTAGAGCAAGACCCTCAAGCAATAAAGTTAGCCCAAGAAGCGGTTGTCGAAGCTGAGATAAATCATGCTGTGGCTATAGATAACATGTGGCGTTCAATTAAAGTGAATACTCCTGCTATGGCTAAGTACAAGGAACGCGCTTTAGCCGCTAGGACTAAACTAAGAAAAGCCGAAGCTGACATTAAGAAGAAGCAAGAACGTGTATCTGATTTAGAGGTAGCAGTCTCTAAAACTGAAGACGCTATTAAGGCTACTAGGGCCTTAACAAAAGAGTCCCGTGCTGCTTACAAGGACATGAAGAGTTCATGGCGTAGGGCTAAGAAGGAAGCTAAGAAAGCTGTTCGTTTAAACAGGACAGGTGGCGCAAAGAACATGAACGAGACAGTTGATGATCTAGTCGGAAACCTGCAGCAAAACAGCAAGTCACCACAAGGTGTTTTAACCGAGGCTATGTTTGAAGGTGGTCGTAGTAAGAGTCGTACTATTCGCATGACTCCTGATCAAACTAGAGAAGCACATGAATTAGGCATACTTCGGAATGACCTACACATGGTTCTCGACAAGCAATGGGAAGAAGTATCTGCCCGTATCGCTCTTCGTAAGGTCTTTGGTAATAATGTTGCATTAGACCTAAGTGACCTAAAGAAAGCTATATCTGAAGAGTATGACGCAGAGATTGCATTCCTTAGAGGTAAGAACAAAAAGCACTCTCACCTAAAGGACGAAAAAAGGGCAGCAATAAAAGATGTAGATGGGTTACTTGAAAGACTTTATGGTCGTGCAGGTATGCCTGACGATCCAGACAGTGCTTTAACTTGGGCAGCTAATAAGGCTAGGGAGTATAACTTCACACGCTTTGGCCCTGAGTTTATTGTTACATCATTTACCGATTCAGCTAACATGATACTGACTAACGGATTTGGCGTGTACGCTACTAAGTACTTTAAAGCGTCTTCCGCTATTCTCAAGGACGCCCCTGACGATGTAATCCATAAGATAGCTGTTGCTTCTGAAAGATTGCTTCATCAAGCGCGTCACTTAAAGCTGTCAGGTTCTGATAGTTTTAATCAGGGAATAGGTATCGGTGCTACAGGAACCATGAAGCAAGCTGTAACAGCTAATGTTGATCGTCTAACGGCAGGTCTTAACGAGAAGGTTAATGTAATGTCTGGTCTTGCTGCTTGGAACGTAAAGCAGAAGGCTATGACTATGATCTTCCAACAGGACAAGCTAGTGGAGATCGTCAATAATCCAAGTATGTTAGACGACCTGACTAGGGCGAAACTAGCTACTATAGGTATCGGCCCTGACCAACTTGCTCAGTTCAAGAAGATGTCTCAGCGGTATGGAATTTCTGATGATCGCGGTGTTAAAAGCTTTGATGCACAGAAATGGCAGACCCATAACGAAGTAGAGTATATCGCTTCCCGTCAGGAATACGAGAACGGTAAGAAGATGCTGAAAGATGGAGACATCGAAGATGCAGACTTAGACGAACTTAGAGATGCTATGGAGGCTGAGTACAAATTGTATTCAGAAGGCCGTGAGGCTTATACATCTTTTGTATCGTCAATGAGACAAGCTGCTGACCGAGGAATCATGACGCCTGGAATTGGTGACACACCTCTTCTAATGGATGGCGCTGTGGCTAAGATGCTAATGCAGTTCCAAACCTACGGGTTCGTTATCATGAACAAAATGATAGCCCCTGCGGCGCAGCGTATGCACCACTATAAGGATGCAGATGCAGTTGCTTCTATGGGAATGGCTTTAGCATTAGGAGGTCTGGTAGTTATCACTAAGGATATGATACGTCATGGTGAAATTAAAGACCGCTCTGCTGGTGAGTGGACGCGTGATGTTCTTGATAGGTCAGGCGCTTTAGCTTGGTTATCCCCATACGCCGCTGCTATAGAAAAGTCTACTGGTCTTGGTGCAGGAGGTTCACGCTTCCAAGCTAACAATACTATGGGCCAACTATTCGGGCCTACATTTGGTCTAGGTACTGACGTAGTATCAGGAATAAATGCTCTATCAGATCCCGAAAGGGATGATGGTGCAGAGAAGCTTCGTAGGCTTGCCCCTTATCAGGCTCTCTTCAAGATAGCTGATCTAACCTCAGACGATTAAAACCTTAAAGCCCCTCAATAGAGGGGTTTCTTTTATATTTAAAAGGAGTCCTAATGGCTTACTCTTATGTGGCATATATAGCCTCTGGTGGGCAAACACAATTCACAATACCCTTTCCGTACATTGCTCAAGCACACGTTAAGGTAAAGATTAACAACGTAGCAAACACATCTTTCGTTTGGTTATCTACCACACAAATACAAGTAACAGCATCGACTGCTAATGACCGTGTGTTCATATACCGAGAAACCTCACCTGATCAGCGGTTAGTTGATTTTGTAATACCTGGTCAGCTAACCGAAGAAGATTTGGACACAGCGTTTACGCAAACTCAGTTCCTCTCTCAAGAAGCTTTAGACAATTCCGTTTTAGGTATATTTGAAGATCCAGCAATAGGTACATTTTCTGCGGTAAATAAGAAAATTTCAAATGTAGCCGACCCAACTGACGCACAAGATGCTGTTACCAAATCATGGGCGGAGTCTGGGATGACCTCTCAGCTTGCTCTTGCAGACGCTGCACAGGCTGCTGCACTGGTATCACAAAACGCTGCACTGGTATCACAAAACGCCTCAGAAGCATCTAAGGTAATCTCTACAGCACAAGCTGTTATATCGACTACTAAAGCTGCTGAGTCATTAGCAAGTGAAGTAATATCCACAGCAAAGTCTGTAATCTCTACAGATAAAGCAGCTATTGCTACTACAAAAGCAGCCGAAGCTTTGGCTTCACAGAATGCTTCAAGCACCAGTGAGACTAATGCAGCCGCAAGCCTAGATGCATTTAATGATAGGTTCTTAGGCTCTTTTGCCACAGCACCCACTGTTGATAATGATAACGATGCTCTAGCAACGGGTGCTGTTTACTGGAACAGTACATCATCACGCATGTACGCTTGGACAGGTTCAGTATGGGAAACATTAAAGCCCACTAACACTGAGCAAGCCCACATATCTACTGTGGCTGGAATCAGTTCTGCTATCACTACTGTTTCAAACGATGGAACAGACATAGGTGTTGTAGCAGGTAAATCTACTGAGATTGCTAGATTAGGCACAGCCTCTGCTGTTGCTGACATGGTGATTTTAGGAACTACTGATGTTGTATCTGACATGAATACGTTGGCTGCTATCCAAGCTAATGTAACTACTGTCGCTGATATTTCTAGTAACGTAACTACTGTTGCTGGTATATCGTCTAACGTAACCTCAGTTGCAAACAACCAAGCTAACATCAACACCTTAGTTGGTGACATGGCGAGCGTTAACAACTTTGCTAATAAATACCGAGTACAGTCCACAGCACCTACCGCATCGCTAGACTCTGGTGACCTATGGTGGAACACAGTAGCTAATGAACTAAGAGCATATGACACTACTTCAAATGTATGGGCAGCAACCGCACCAACAGCAGCTAACCAAACAGCAATTGATATTGTAGCTGGTGACATTGTTTACTCTGAAGATTTAGGTTTCATAGTGGAAGCAGTTACTACTGGTTCTGGTAACTCAATAACTACTGTCGGAGATTCCATTGCTTCTGTAAACGCAGTTAATGGTTCCCTTGCTTCTGTAAACACAGTGGCGAATAACATTGCTTCTGTAAACGCAGCAGCTAGTAACGCCAGTAATATTAATAGTGCTGTGTCTAATGGAGCAAACATAACCAGTGTTGCTGGAAATGAAAGTAACATAAATGCTGCTGTTGGAAACTCAAGCAACATTAACAGTGCTGTATCTAACGCTTCTAACATTAACAGTGCTGTAGCTAACGCTTCTAACATTAACAGTGCTGTAGCTAACTCAGCAAACATTAATAGTGCTGTAGGCAATGCTTCTAACATTAATTTAACCGCAGGGTCTATCACTAGCATAGATACAGTTGCTGGCTCTATAGCTGATGTTAATAGGTACGCTTCAGAATACACAATTTCTGCTGGTAACCCATCTAGTCCTAGTGCTGGTGACTTGTGGTTTGACACTACTAATAGCGTTTTAAACTTCTATACAGGCTCTGCTTGGACAGTAATAGTTTATGGAATCGCTTCTTTAGTTGCTGACACAACGCCACAGTTAGGTGGTGCATTAGACGCTCAGAACAACAACATGACAAACGTAGGAACCATATCGGGTTCTAACCTACAGTTAGACTTTGGAGGTCTATAAACATGAGTAAATTATTACAACTTCGTGGTGGCACAACTGCTGAACATGCTTCGTTCACAGGTGCAGTCCGTGAGGTCACAGTAGACACAACCAAAGACACCCTCGTTGTCCATGATGGTACAACTGCTGGTGGTCACGCACTTTCCACTGCGGCTGATGTATCGGCTGCTCTTGCCACATTAGTAGATTCAGCCCCTGCAACATTGAACACGTTGAATGAGCTAGCTGCTGCACTTGGTGATGATGCTAACTATGCGGCTACCACTACTGCTGCCATTGGCTTAAAAGCACCCATTGCTTCCCCCACATTTACGGGCGACATTGGGATGCCTGATGGCTCTATTGATGATGGTTTTATAAACACGATGTCAGCCAGCAAACTGACAGGGGATTTACCTGCTATTAGCGGTGCTAACCTTACAGGCGTTCAGCCTTTCCCATCAGGCACTGTCATGGTGTTTCATCAAACAGCCGCACCTACTGGCTGGACTAAAAGCACTACACACAATGACAAAGCATTAAGAGTTGTTAGTGGTGATGGTGGCGGTAATGGTGGTACACATGATTTAACCAGCCCACCAAGCCTTGCTCACACTCATACAGGTGCTGCTCACACTCACAGTATTGGCGCACACAGTCATGGTAACAACCTGTCTGCTGCTGCACATACACTGTCTGTAGCCCAGATGCCTAGTCACAACCACACAATTACTCGAAGAGTAATACAGGGTGCAAGGTGGGATTATGCTGAAGCATTCTCTTACCAAGGTGGTGGATACACCATACCTTCTAACTACACGGGTGGAAGCGGCTCTCACAGTCACGGAATGTCAGGTGGAGTAAGTAACTCAAGTGCTTATAACTCTGGTTCTGCTGGTGCTGACACTACAAGTTCAACAACGCCTACATCATTTGCTCCAAAGTACATTGATGTAATTATCTGCGCTAAAGACTAGGAATAATATGGGAATGAAAGTTGAACACACCTGTCCTTTGGGGTCTGAATGTGAAACAGCAGAAAACAATGTAATCAAGAGATGCTCTTGGTACACCAAGCTAGCTGGCACTGACCCTAATACAGGTAAAGAAATAGAAGATTGGGGCTGTGCAATGGCATGGCTACCAACTTTGCTGATAGAAAACGCAGCACAATCAAGAAGCACTTCATCAGCCGTAGAATCTTTTCGCAATGAAATGGTTAAATCAAATGACCTGTCTAGGGAAATGCTAATCGCAACAGACAGGCAGTTAATAGGTAATTAATAATGGCAACAGTACAGGTAGTAACAGAAGATAAACTGATTTCAGTTGATGGGGATGTGCGAGAAGGTGAATACACTTTTCCAGCTAACCTATGGGCTATTCAATGGGATGGTTCAACAGGTCACGCAGAATGGACTGACGGGCCTAACACAGTAATAGAGGCTTCGGATGTAGCTGGCTATATTACAGCTTGGGAAGAAAATGTCCCCGAAGCAGAGGAAGAAGAAGTAGAACCCACGGCTGAACAAGTTGCTAATAGCGAGAACAGGTCTTATCTAAGGTCTACAGATTGGTATGCTATGCGTAAGGCAGACACAGGTGAAGCTATCCCAAGTGATATATCAGCACTCCGCGCAGCAGCTAGAGAAGCTATAACAGGAGAATAACTTATGCCCCAAGGCAAAGGTACTTACGGCTCTACGAAAGGTCGTCCCCCAGCAAAACCTACCAAGAAACCAAAGAAAAAGTAGGTGTGGTCTAGTCCTGTTGGACTGCCCCTCGTTCACCAAAGCACTTCCTTGCTGCCAGAGGGGAAGGCTTTACTTGTCGAACCTGTGGTGGCAGAGAAGCCCATCGAATATCTAGTAGTACAACCCTCAACCAAACCTTACGAAACCCAAGAATATAGCAGGAGGTATTGGCGATGCTAATGGAAA